ATCAACAGTTTGGTATGTTGTTTGATAGAATGGAGAACGTAGGTATTATTAGAGTAGACGCACCATAACATGAGTAAATAATCGAGGGAGAGGGGCAACTCTCTCCCTCTTCTCTTGGAGAATAAAGTGAATGAAGCTTTTGGCTTTTGGTTATCTGGTATTACAGATGGTGAAGGTTGTTTCCTTATTGAACTACAAAAACCTAACAAACATCAACCACACGTTAAGTATCGTGGTAGTTTTGCAATAGCATTACGTGCCGATGATGTATATATTCTTAATCAAATAAAAGTAACTCTTGGATTTGGGCATGTTTATCCTAAACCACGTTCTGCTAAAGTTAAAAACTCTAAACCACAATTCGTTTATAGAGTTTCTTCTATAGAAAATTGTTGTGAGTTAGTGAACTTATTTGACAAGTACCAATTACAATCAAAGAAACTTAACGATTACAAAGTATGGAAAGAATTTATACTGTATAAGAAACAACACTTCGGCAATTTTGACAATACAATTGATTATATAAACACACTTGAGACTTTTTACAAACAGTTGAAAACTGTTAGAGAGTTTCCCAAGAGATGAGAGGTTCAAAACTTGGTACGTGTAAAGGAGAAAGAAATATGGAGACAAAATTTCCTAAGATTTACAGGAAAGCTATTAAAGGTGCTGTTGGTGGACGTATGTTAACCGATAGGGGCAAGGAAGAAGAGTTCCTTCTTGTTGGTGACCCTGCGAAGGCAGACCCTACTCGAATTACTGTGGAAGTTCCTAATGCTGAGTGCGAAAAGTTTTTCATAAGAAACAACAAACCCGCCCTGGTGAATGGTTACTTGATTGAAATCACAGATGGTGGTGAAGTGTCGTTTGATGAAACTAATGCAGTTAGCGATGGGTATTTGAAAGACTTATTGAAGTTACCTTATACCAAGATGAAAAAGAGAGTAGAAGAGTTCACTTCGCCTGTTCCTGTTAACAGACTGCTCACATTCGCATTAGAGGATAATAAACCATTCAAGACTGTAGAGTTTTTGAAGGTTTCCTTAGCAAAGTTACAAGGTAAATTTGCACCTTCTGTGGCTGAGTCTGATAACGTAAAAGTTAAAACTATAGGCTAAATTAAAGAGGGAGATAGTGATGTCTTCCTCTATCGGAGTGACAGTGGAAACAACTACATTAGCATATTTGCTACCTCAATTGAGGAGACAACTATCTGACTACACTGTACCCTACACTTTTGATGATACATTGCTATCAGGTCTATTATTGGACTCAGTAAAGGCGTTAGGTCGCAGATGGAGTAATAGGTATCGTATTGCAACTGTTGATAGTGTGGCAGATTTAGTAGTAAGGAGTGATGATTCTTCCTTATTCGAGTTTTCTGAACCACCTGTAATACAGTCGCAAGATGAACGTGCCATTGTCTTGCAAGCCTCTATTATGGTAAAGAGTAGCAAGAAATGGAGTGAATCTGGTAGTGCAATGAGTTGGAGAGATGAAGAGATTTCATACTCTAACATCGAATCAGCACGTCAGAGAAGTTCAACTCTTCAGGACGATATAAGTGAACTAAATGCTATGTTCCCTGTCAAACTTGCTCGTACAAGAATGGGAAGATTATATGGATGGACACAGGATTGGGATAAATAAATATTAGTTGATTTATATTTGACTGTGTTGGCATTGAGTGATTTCTCAATCCAATGTTTTATTAAACTTTTTGGATTAAAAGGAGAGGACTGTGGAACAAGATAAAAAGGAAAGGCTGGTTCTGAAGATAATTCAGATTTCGGACTTACACATAACAAAACATAGAGATTTACTTGCACCAATGATTTCTGCCATAAACAACGAACCAGTTGATTTGGTGGTGGTGACTGGTGATGTAGTCCATGAGAGTACCAAAGAACTACTACAGATAGCTCGTAACGATTTGAATCAGATACGACACAAGGTAGTTGTAATACCTGGTGACTACGACAAAGGTGAATTGTGGAATGAATACTTTGGTAAATCTCGTCTTAACTCAATCAACCTTAATGGTTATTGTCTTGATTTTGTTGATACTTCATTTATGAGGCATAGGTTCTTTGATGGATGGAGTGATGTAATTAAGACAGAAGACCCCGAACAGTATGCGTGGTTGAAAGAGCAACTGAAGATTGACAAGTATCACATCATCTTTTCTCATCACCCATTTTGGGTGACACCAAAGAAAGAGGGTGACGAGTTCTTGACGGACAATGTAAGAGCACTTTATTCAGGTCACTTGCACGAACCAAGTAAGGTGTATTTCAAGTATGATAAACCAAGGAGACATTTCCCTAACGGTTACATGCTTACTCCACTTAAATTTCACGGAAATTCGTGCTATGTGGTTATCTTGGTAAAAGATAACGATGAAATAGTAAACATACCTAGAGTTGTAACACCAAAAAGAACAGCGTGGTAAAGGTATTGAAGAACAAGATTGAAGTAGTCTGTCAAGTGTGCGGTAAGCATAAATTAGTTTACGATAACCCTAACCAATCGTTTAAGTATTGTTCTAGTAGGTGTTATCAAAAGGCACGTGGTGCTGTCAAAGGTGGAATGGTTGAAATTACGTGCAAACATTGTGGTAATAAGAAACTTGTTCCACATAAAGAAGTTATAAGAGGACAACACCAGTATTGTAGTAAACATTGTGCGGCAATTGAACTGGAACAAATTCCACCACAAGGACATAATCATACTTGTTACTATAGGGGATTTAATTTTAGGTCAAAGGGTGAGGCTAGATTTGTTGAACTTTGTGACTTGTTGCACCTAGATTGGAAGTATGAACCAGAACATTTCAAATTATCAGACAGTATCTATATCCCTGATTTTTACTTACCTAAATTTGATAGGTGGGTAGAAATAAAATGTAGGATAAACGATAAACAAGAAAAAACTGAAGAGTTCTCAACAACTCATAGTCTTGATATTTTATTTGCTAAAGATTTAGATAAATTAAGGAGAGGATTGGATTATGGATGGAAAAATTAAATTGCTTTGGGTGGGCGATAGCCCCGCATCTAGCACTGGCTTTGGTCGTGTTTCTCAAGCAACGTTAGAGAATTTGTACCAGACAGGTAAGTACGAGATTTCGGTATTAGGAATCAATCACACAATCGGTGACCCTCACCGTTATGAGGGTATGTTCAGAATTTATCCATCACGTTCAAAGGGTGATGTGTATGGATTTAACAGGGTTGAGGAAGTAATCACCAAGGAGAGACCAGATGTCATTCTCATAAATAATGACTTGTGGATTGTTGGTGAATACGTTAAACTCATTCCAAAGGATAATAGGATTGTAACCTATTCCCCAGTTGACGCATTACCAGTTCAGGATGCTTGGTTAAAACCAATAGAAAAGGTTGGTGCTAAAGTTGTAGTATATACTGAGTTTGCAAAAGCTGGTGTATTAAAAGCTAAGAATATTGATAGCATCGAGATTATTGGTCATGGTGTGGATACTGATGAGTTCTATCCTGTAGAGGATGCTCGTAAGTTCCTAGCCAATATACCACAAGATGCTTTTGTTATTCAGAACGTCAACAGAAACCAACCAAGAAAAAGACTTGACTTGTTCCTCAAAGCAATGCAGTTATTCTTGAGTCGTCTTCCAGAAAGCGATAGAAAGAATGTATTGTTCTACTATCATGGCACGATGAGAGATGTTGGTTGGAACTTGGTTGCACTAGCTCAGAGATGGGGTATTGACGATAGATTCTTGATTACAGACCAGCGTAATATGAACCCTGCACAGGGTGTCACGTTACCGATGCTTAACAAAATCTATAATTGTGCTGATGTTCATGTTCTTACTTCTATGGGTGAAGGATTCGGATTGAGTCCGTTTGAGAGTGCGGCATGTGGGGTTGCTCAGGTCGTACCTGACCACTCTGCTTGTAGTGAATTATGGAATGGCATAGCACCACTGATTAAAATCAAGGATTGGGAAGTTCTCACTGGTGGAATTAACACTGAGGGTGGTGTTATAGACATAGAGCATTTGGCTGATATTCTTAATGACCTTTATTTTCATCGTGAAAAGGTAAAAGAACTTGGCAAGAAAGCCTATGAGTTTGCTAGTCAGGAAAGATTCTCTTGGAGTTATGTGGCTCACCAGTTCGATAATGTACTTAATACGGTACTAAGTTCCGATAGTTATCTGTCAAAGAAATACATTGAGGAAGATAAACCTCAGACGATTGAAGAAGAAAAAGTACCTGTAGCGGGTGAAGCTAAACATGACAATAACATTTCCGCAGACGAAAGCAACTAAAGATGCTATAAGAGACGCAATTGGACAAGTTGTCACCTTTGTTTTAGAGGGTGTGGCAACTCCTTGTCCTGTGTGTAGTGGTCTAGACCAATATGACCCAGTAAATGAGTCTAGTCTTAATTCATTCTGCACGACTTGTTCTGGATTGTACTGGATAGTTGCAGATGTTTCTTCAGGTATCGTGGCACACGTTAGATGGAGAACTGCTGACCAACCTAACATGGACGTTGGTGGGGAGACTATGGAAGGTGATGTTTCAATCACAATAAGTATAGATGACCTATCAAATGCTAACATAGTAAAGATAAAGCACATAGTTGCGGACTCTAGAAAAGTTCAAGTGTATCGTACTATATATAGAGGTGTTCCCACCAGAGATAGAGTGAGGTTTATATGCAAGGAATGGGGAAAGGAATAGATGCCTAATGTTGGGGACATAAAACGTGGTGATAAGTCCCAACTATATGTTTATCACGCTTGTATTGATTGTAGCAAGGAACGTTGGGTACAGTATGTAAAAAGTAATGCAGTACACCTCAAATGTGCTTCTTGTTCCAAGATAGGTAGAGTTCAGTCGGAAGAAACTAAATTGAAGCGGGCAATTAGTAATACAGGTAAAAAGAGAACTGTTGAAACAAGAAGTAAAATTAGTTGTGCTGTTATGGGGTTAAAACGAACACCAGAATATGTTCAGTGGTGGATGGATAATGTTAAGTCTAGACAGGGTGTGGGCGATAAATCTCCCCATTGGAAAGGTGGTAGGACACCATTGTGTCAAATGATAAGGACTTCTAAAAAGTATGACAGATGGAGAACAGATGTCTTTAACAGAGACAACTTTACATGCGTAAAGTGTGGATATAAAGGAAACAGATTACACGCACACCATAAGAAGGCGTTTGCTGTGATATTGGATAACAATAATATTACTACATATGATGAGGCAATGATGTGCGAAGAATTATGGGACGTGAGTAATGGACAAACTCTTTGTTCAGATGTTTGTCACGACCACGAGCATGGAGGAAAGGTATCAGGATGGAAACGAAGAATGATTTCGCAGGTTTGACGGAGCTAGAGATAGTTCGTCTGATTCAGAAGAAAAAGAAGAGATATTGTGCAATCGCACTAAACGATATTGAAGAAGAGATAAACGACCCTGAATTGTTCAAGAAGATAAGGAAGATTTTCCTTGATAACATGAATAGTTTTACTAGGAGTATGTTCACGGTAGTGGGCATTCAGGTAGAGGGTATCGAGGAAGAGTAGTGGAACAGTTTACCAAGACTTGCACCAAATGTGGTCAAGCAAAAACTGTTGACTTGTTTTGCAAAGACAACACCAAGAAGGACAAATTAGCGTGTTGGTGTAAAGAATGTCAATCTACTAGAGCAAAGACTTGGTGGGGTACTCATAGAGAGTTTATTTTACCAGGACTTAGGTTGAATTCTCCAATTAAAAGACTGGAACAAAAAACACGAGTCTTACTTCACTACGGTAATGGTAACTTAGCGTGTACTAATTGTGGTGAAACCGATATTAGGTGCTTGTCTATTGACCATGTAGATAATAATGGTGGTATGCATAGGAAGGACTCTACTATTGCTAGTTCCAATATGTATTATTGGTTGGAGAAAAATAATTACCCCGAAGGATACCGAACTTTGTGCATGAACTGCCAATTTAAGAAGTCTTTTCAGGTTAATGGTTACGGAGCAAAGTATGTGGGGTCCGAAGTTTACACATAATATATCACTTTTCTATCCACAGGCAATACTAAACTACTTCGGCATAACTGCTGAGAATCCAGCATATCCCGATTTGATAGTTAGAGTTACTGTAGTTATAGAAGATGTGGTTTTGGAAACTGCGAAGGAACTTAACGACCTATTAAAAGCGGAATTCCACAAAGACCTTTTGGATATAGAGGAATATGCAATCCTTGGTGGCTATTCATTAGCACTGGAAACAGCACTATCCTCCCCAGTACACGTAGGTGTAGTATGGGGTCCAAAATTGGTTCAAGCTAAGTTTGTAGATACTGATGCGTTGGGTGGATTACCAGAGTTGCAGGAAGTGCAACACGAAGCCTATCCTCAAGGTACAGGAAATCTTGGTGCATGGGTATCATTATACAGAAGATGGTTGGATGGAACTGATAGTAGTATCGGTGATACACTACAAGAACGTATAAGCATAATGCTAGGAAGGGGAATTGCTCCGTTTGCAGAGTTAATCGAAACAGGCAATGAAATGTACCCCGCTTATCCTCATCATGCTGGTAAACATACTCTAGAAGGATTTATACCAACCTATAGAAGATTGATGCGTAACGCATACCAGAAGGTTATAGCACTTGTAGAACCAATGATTTTGAATGTTCTTCCAAAAACATTACAACCCGAATCTGTCGTGGTTGATGAGGTGTCTAAGGCTGGATTCAGTTGGAAGTCAAGGACAGGACAAGAGATATTCTTGTTACCTAAGTCATTGAAAATGGATAGTCACAATCGTCTTGTTGGTTCTGGTTATATACTATCTAAGGGTCAAATAATAAAAAGTTGGTACGGATGGTTACCTAAATGACAGCAACAGGAAAATTCAGGAACGAAGATTTAAGTGTCTATTTCTTCATTAAGGGTATTGACATAGGTGGTGGTAAGACGTTAGGTGACATTGCTACTATCGTTGATGGTTATCCTTATAACGAAATAGAACAAAGCACATTGGTATTACCCACCATATCGGTTGAAGTTAGGTTAACCACTGATGAAGAAGCTGGTGAATTGGGTGCTAGTTGGTTCAGACGTAGTTGGGCGGTGGATGTGTTTGCTAACAACGATACTCAAAGAGACGACTTCTCAGACAAGATATTCCAATCAATAGACAGTTCAATACCGATTAAAGATTACTCTGTAGGTTTCAGAAAGGAAACTGGCAAAAGTCTTCTTGGTACTGATTTGAGAATCATAGAGTATATGACACCTAGTAACAGAAATATCAGACCAACCTACGCTTTCAACCTATATGCAAAGATTAAATATTGGAGAACGACCATCTCATTCGAGACGGTCTCAACTCAAGCGAGTTAGGTAAGGATAGGAAAAGGGTGTGGTGGGATTACAAGGTAGGATAGGATTATAAAAATAAATGGAAAAATAACTCTCTCGGTTTGGGCGAATGAGATATTCGGATTGATAAAAAGGAAAGGTTTGCTCGTGGATTAAATAAGGGCAATTGGTAAACAAGGTTTTAGAGAGAGAAAGAGGAAAAAATGAGCAAAAGAGTAGCAATTCCTAGCAAGGACGTAAAGCTAAGAATCGTAGGTCCAAAAGCCGATTTCTTCGCACATCGTGTTCAGAGATTGGATATGCCAGCTACGCTACCTAACACCACAATTAACGAACTTGGTAACCCAGGTCACGCTGGTGTTGTTACGGATGTTCCAGAGGTAACTTCTACCTTCCAAGCGTTTGATGTATCTCACAAGATATTCTCGTACTTGACTGGTCAAGACCCTGCGACATTCCCTGCAATTGGTGTAGATGTTAGCAATCTTGGTTATGTTGACCTAATTGGTTATATCAAAGAGGCAAGCATTGCTGAGATGTTGAAGTGTGTCCATGTTAAATACATGAGAATCACCGACTTCACATTTACTTATTCAGTTGATGGTGAAAGCACAGAAGAGTATTCTTGTGCTGGTAGTGAAAAGAGATACTTCTCTAATGACGTTATCGTTGATTCAGGTAACTTGATTGGTGGTAACTTCACGTTGTCTTATACACCAAAACAGTTAAAGAATAGTGATTATCTTCTAAGTTTCATCGTAGATGGAGTGTGGAAGGAAGAGGGTACTGATTATTCCGTTATTGGCACTACTGTTACTTATACTGGTGGTACAACTGAACCTATATTGGCAGTTTATCACACTCTAAGTGGTGTAATGGCATGGACTAACATTTCTGACGCAACAGTTCCTATCGCAATTCGTGGTAAGAACATCCCTGTCAAGATTGGCGTTGAGAATATGTACAGAGTCCAGAGTGTAACAATTCGTGGTACATTCCCTAACACTAAGGTACTTGAAATGGGTAACGTTTCTGTGGTTGGTTACGTAACTGAACCACCTGATATTAGTGGAGACATCACAGTTCTTGATACTGACAACGAAATCGTTGCATTGTTAACAACTGGTGCTATCACTGATACTGACAAAGAATACGGTGTAAATGAGTACGAAGAGCAGAGTTTGTCACTAAGCGTACAGTTAAGAGACCCTGCGGATAACGCAACTGTTAAGAAGTCTGTTAAGATTCCTACAATGAGAATCACTTCTGAAGGCACATCTTCTAACGTTGGTGGTAACTTGACACAAACCTTTGCATTCATGTCTAATGATGGTCAGTGCATTGTATATTCTGGTGGTATACCTGCTTAAATAACCTTATAGTCATTCTATAAGATTGAAAGGAAATTGGCGTAGATTACGTCTATTTACAAGGGGAGTCTTTAATGACACAGCTTTAATTAGTTGTTTCTGCGGACTCCCCTTATTTTTTTATGAGAGGCAATATGGAAAAAGATACTAAGAAACAGAACAGAGGTTATAATAGATACCCTTACAGAGAACCTGTAGAGGACGTAAAACCAATGGTAGAAGTTAAACCAACACCACCCGCTCCAAGAGTTCCTACGGAAACTGAAAGGAGACAGACGGTGTGTGTGCTAAACAACATTCAGTGGGAAGATATTCTTGCATCGCTATCACTTGTTGATTTTGATGCGTTTGTCAGTAGGAGACTGAAGATACGTTCTAAGAGATAACACAAAATAAAGGTAAAGAGAGGCATGGAATGAGTAAACTTTCAAAATTATTTAGATGGTCTAGAAAAATAGACATCAAAGACGGTGAAAAGGTTCTTGATACGGTCTATCTTAGACTGGTTGGCGACAACGATTATCAAGAATCAAGGGATATGGCTCTGAAACACAGTAAGATGATGCGTGTGGCACTAAGAAATAAGGACAGTGCAGAACACAAGTCAAATTTTGGTGACATTGATTCCTTGACAAAGGATGAGATGATTATGGGCATCACTATTGGTGAGTTGTCTAACTATAGGGATGAAGCACTAATGAATCTCCCTGAAAAGGACAAACCTGAACTTCCTGATAATGCTACTTTGGAGCAACAGGAATTATTTGATGCCCAGGTAAAGAAAACAAGGGAAGATAGGGTTCAGTCAATCGCAGACTATATCGAAAAGAAGTCTGAAGAGAGAAAAACTGAACTTCTGAAGATAGAGGATATTGTTCAGATAAAATCTTTGTATGTTACCTCTGTCATAAACATTAGATGTGAGGAAGAGTTCACCAAAACATTCAGAGAGTATCAGATATACAAAGGTACGTTTAAGGATGAGGTAATGACTGAACTCGCTTTTGACTCATTTGATGAGTTCTTAAATAGTGCTCCACAGTTGAAGTCACTGTTAATGTCTGCTTATATAAATCTGGAACTCACTGGGGAAGACTTAAAAAACTAGCTGAAGACAATGCGTTTGTGGGGGTTTGGCGTATTGTCAAAGACTTGAAATACCCTCTTCACAGTAGTCTTAGACATATTGATGTGTCAGAGTATCCTTACACCATAAATTTCGTGATAAAGAAGAGGATGCAGATAGACTCGTACTTTGAGTTACCAGAAGAAAAAAGACCTCCAAGAAGCATTTGGGATTATCCTTCTAAACTTACAGAGTGGTTTGAAAATGCTTTTTCAGACGGTAAGAAACAGAATGAATTTACACTACCTGTTGATGAAGAAAAGATAGAGTAGTGGAGTGAAATATGGCAAACATCATTCAATCAGTAAAAGATGCTTTCAACCAGCAAACACAAAAAAGTATTGCTGATACAACGAACAAGATACGCCAATACTCTATGGAGATGGCTAGAGCGAACAAGGAAACTGCAACCTTTTCGTCTGATGCTGTTAACAGGGGTAGAATCACACTAGAGAACTTCGGTAGAACGTTTGACAACGCTACCAGAAAGGTTTTGGTGTGGCAGGTTGCTATCATGTCCGTTTACGGCGTGATACGTAAAGTTGGCGAAGTTATTCAGGACTGGAAAGACCTTGAATTAACACTAGCTAGAATCAGTATTACAACTGGTGCTGTTGGTACACAACTACAGAACTATTTTAGGCAAGTTGCCGATATAGCTGTAGAATTTGGTATGCCTATTAAACAGACCTTAGCAGGTATGGACTTGGCGTTGAGAGCTACGGCTAGTCTTGGTACTGGTGCAAAGAAAACTGCTACTGCTATTCAGTTATTGAGAGACGCATCTATACTTGCAAACCTAACTGGTATGCAATATGGTCAGTCTATGGATATTTTGGTTGGTGCTTTGAGACAGACTGGTTTGAGTCTAGACCAAGGTATTAAACTACTTGACAAGTGGGTAGCTGTATCCAAGACTGCGGCTGTATCTGTTGCTGACTTGTCTCAAGGTTTTGCTATCATGGCAGATGCGGCAGAGGCGGCTGGTTTGACTGTTGACCAAATGAACGGTCTTGTTGCGGCATTGAGTGAAAAGGTTACATTAAGTTCAACCGAAATCGGTAACGCTATCAGGTCTTTGATGTCAACCTTGTACAACCAAGCGTCTATAACTGCACTACAGAAGTATGGTGTTGCTGTAAAAGATACTGCTGGTGAAGCAAGAAACTTTTGGGATATTATGACCCAATTGTCTTCAATGAGAGTAGCTGGTGTTCTTGATGATTCCGCATGGTTGAATATAGCTAGAGCGGCAGGTGGTGGTGCTCGTAGATATGCTCAATTCTTGGCATTGTTAGACTCCATTCCTACTGCTATGAGAGTAGCAAACGTTAGTACGAATGCTCAAGGTGACGCTGTTGATGCCAATGCAAAGATTGTTGAGACATTAACCAACACTTGGGATAAATTCACAGAATCTCAGAAGAAATTGTTTATGACAATGGGTTCTCAGTCAGGTGCTATCAGAGATTTGACTAACGCTATTGCTGGTCTAACCAGTTTTATCAATAAGTTAGCTAATGCTGGTGCGGGTGTTTGGAATATTGCAAGAGCATTTGCTTTCTTGATAGCTACTCTAGGTGGTTTGAAGGTACTTACTGCGGCATTCAAATGGTTGGGTGTTGCACCTAGACTCGGCACGTTCCTTGGTGGATTTGCTGGTGTACCTGGGTCTGCTATTGCTGGTACAGGTGGTCAAGCTTCTGCACTAATGGGTATGCAAGCAGGTGTACAGCAAGCACAGCAAGCGGCAAGAATTGCTCAACTACAAAAGATGGTTGCCATGAGTTCTGGTACTGACGCAATTACACTTGCGGCACTTACTAAGACACAGCAAGCGGCAAGATTAGCGGCACAGAAAGCAGAACTAGCAATGTTGACTGCTCCATCTGGAATAACCCCAGGTACGGCTGGTATTCTAGGTCTTGGAGCACTTCGTGGCTTGTTGCCAGGTGGTACTAACCGTCTGGTAAAGGCTGGTTATGCTGTTCCTGCGGGTGGACGTGGAGCAGAGGGTTATCTATACGGCATGGGTGCATATGGACCTATGTACAACAGAGGTGCAATCCCTGCTGGTGCTCCTCAAGGTATGACATGGAGTAGAATAAGTCAAGGATTGACCAAACCTGCTGGTTGGGGTAAAGGTGCGGCTATTGCTGGCGTTGGTGCTGGCATGGCGGCTTATGGTCTAACTGGTGAAGCAATATCATCTGTCGGTGCGGCACTTGGTTCTGCGGCAGGTATGGCATTTGGTGGTCCTGCTGGAATGGTGGCAGGTGCGGCAATTGGTACACTAATAGGTCACACCATTACTGATGCCTTCGTTTCTGATGAACAGAGATTAAAGGCACTGTTCCAGAAGATTGCTCAAGATTTCAATGTTGATTTGTCAGGTGCAGTAGCAAAAGCATCTACTCCTGAAGAAGCTAGAAAACTTGCTGAAGCCGCCGCCCCTACGTTTACTGGAAATAGATTAGCTGAAGCCGCTCCTTTCTGGAAGAGATTGTTAACAGGTGGTGTCGCTCTTGGTGGACCTGTAAGTCCATCTAACGAGTTGAGTTTCAATGCTCCTTGGGTAAAGAGACCAGGTGAACAGGAGTGGACTAAGGGTCTTGGTGGTCTTAATTCTTTGAATGATGCTCTTGCTCATGGCGTTATCACTATTGAAGAGTATAGAAAAGCAAAACAGAAGGATTTTATTGCTTGGAACGAACTAAGCGATGCGGCTAAGGCATACATGACCATTGTTGATGCTTCTGTAAGTGCTAATAAGGAAGATATACTTGAGTATCAGGCAAAAGCAAAGGCTATTGAAGATGTTATAAACTCACAGAGAAAACTACAAGATATTGATAACAGATATAGTGATTCTCAGGCTAGAATCAGAGAGTTAATCAAGAGCAATAATCTTGAACAATGGGAGTCTGCCAACATGCAGAAATTACTGTCTACTCAGATGAGGATGACTGATGATGAGTATGATAAGCAATTGCAGGTATTGCTTGGTAGTAAATATGGTTATGCCGCTCACCTTGAAGCTGTAGAGAGACTAGCTCCTGCCTTGAAGGAACTGGGTCTTACTGTAAATACAATACCACAGGATAAGTGGTTATTGATTCAACGTTGGGATATCAATCTTGCTACAAAGATTGTTGAAACCACAACACAACTTACTGACCTAATCAACCGTATTGATTCATTCAAGAACGTAAAGATGGGTGATATATTAACGATACCTGGCGTAGAAGGTACAATTAGCGATATTGAGGGTGTAAGAAAATCTGTTGTTAAATTGTCTGAACAGACTAGCGACCAAGCAACTCGTGATAAGTTAACTCAGGCAATCAAGGATATAGACCAGTATTACAGTGACTTGCAGGACAAGCAAGTTGCCGCTCAGAAACTTGGAATGATTAGCCAAGCCGCTCCTAAGTTCCAGCGTCCAGGTGAAGTAAGACTTATTGATAAGGAAACACTGGATAGTTACAGAAAGAATCTTGGTCAACTTCCAGCATTCACTAAGTTGGCTGAAAGTTTACGTGAGTTTGATACTTCTGTAGTAACTCTTGTTGACCCTATTACTGGACAGACATTAAGACTAGAAGAGAACACACTAGCTTTGTCTATGCTTCAGCAAGCAGTTAATGATAATACTGCTCAAGAGAAGAGACTTGAGGCAGAGTATAACTTGCCAGGTTGGTATCAGAAACCTAACAGATACAGCACCATGAAGCAACTTGGTGGTGACTTTGGTGGCTTTGGACCTGCCCAGGAAGGTTTGTGGCAGACATGGATGGAATATCTAAAGCAGAACAAGGGTTACCAAATTGGTGGTACTGTTCCTGAAACTGGACCTTACTTCCTACACAAGAGAGAGACCGTGACACCAGCAGAAGATGTTGCAAACACCAACTCCATATTGTCTAACTCATATAGTGTATTACTAAGTTCTCAGGGTTATTTGTCAAGTATTAACCTTGGTATTACAGCTTTGAGACAAGAAATGCAAATGATGAGACAAATAATGATAAAGGGTGGTGCTTCATTGGCTGAGGGTGGAACTTCAGATTTTAGTAGAGTTACTAATGCTGATTATGTCGGTGTTAGTAGTCTAGGTGTTAAGAGGAGATAACTATGACTGCTATTACGAGATGGTTTTTTGATTATGGTGGTGGCAACCAGTATAGTTTCCCACGAAATCCAGATAGGAATGGTGGTGATACTAGCTGGATATATGAACCTAAATTAAGCACTTTTGATATTGTTGGTGCTAATGCTCCAACATTTCAGATTGATGGTTTTAGCGGTGCTAGAAGAGTATTAAAGTTTACTGCTATAACTGGCACAATGACTCGTGCCTTGCAGGATTTCTTCTTGAGAAAAGAAATCATATCTGGTTGTAGAGACCACTTATACCCAACTCATGCTGAGTTTAGTTGCTTCGTAATATCGTTTAATACAACTATTCATCCCACAATCGGTGATTTTCCTGGCTCTGGTGAAGATACTTACGATGTCGAAATGACTATCATAAAGATGGACTAATATGGGAATAGCTGAAGAATATGCAAAGAGAGTAAAGACACCGATTGCTAAGGCAACGGTAACTACTTTTGTTGAGGGAGAAAGACCTGGTGTGGATACTCCAGGTTATGATTACTTTCCTGAAGTAATATCATGTGACATCACGTATGGTCTCGACCAAGGTAGCACAACTTGTTCTCTAACACTAAAAACACCATTAGATATTGATGGTGAATATGTAAGATTCAAACCAATGAATAGGGTTAAGATTGAACAGGGTTGGAATTTGGAGTCTACGTATAGAGTCACTTTTTTCGGATTTATTGACAAGGTAGAATATTCTACTCCACCGCAGGTAGTTAGACTTGAGTGTAGAGATATACTCAAACTTGCCCAAGATAACTACTACATTGCGACTAATCGTAAGGTATATTCTGCTGTGGCTGATGCAAGTGAATTGGATGAAAATGGTGATGCTATGGGTGGACAAGCTATTACAGATAGACAAATCCAGAACATTATCACTGATTTCCTCACAGAGAGTGGTATTCCAGAAAGCAGATTATCACTGGATTTTGTTGAGTATCCTGCTTCTGGTGCTATTATTATCGGTAATAATGCAACTGCTGTATTCGTATATGAATCAGCAATGGATGCAGTTATAAGACTATGCGACCTCGTTGGCTACAGAATTTGGGCAGATAAGTCTGGTAACGTTCAGTGTAGAGAAGTTAGACCCATTGCTAGTGAGACTGCTTCTCAGGTTTATCAAAGTCAAAAGGAAACATACAACAATGGTGAAGATTGGACAATTGTCAGAATTGGTAACTTGCTAAGAGTAGAAGCTAGTAAGGACGATGACCTTCGTAACTGGATTGAGGTAAATAACGCTCAGGTTGGAGAACTTCGTGTAACATCAACGGTTGCTGGTGAATCAGATTTTGTTCCTAATCCACCAGGATACAGAAGGACAGAGGTTAGTTCTTACTTGTTAGACACACCTGAACTTGTGACGGCGGCGGCAACTAGAATTTATACTGATTTGAACAGATTGAGATATACTGCTAGAGCAAGTATTGAGGGTGACCCAAGATTGGAACTGGGTCAGACTATTGAACTGTATGATGAATATGCTACTATTGTACCTATCAAGTATTTCTTGTATGATTATAGTAGTTCTCTGAAGTCTGGTAATTGGACAATGGACTTGAGTCTTGTTGGTGGTGCTGGTGATGACCTAGAAGGTTCAGAACCTATAAGTAATATATCACCTGTGGCAATGTTTACTTCTAGAGTGGAACGTGAGTTCTTATCAGATGGAAGTATTATCACCGAGGTAACAGTTGATGCTTCAGGTTCATATGACCCTGATGGTGCTGTAACAGACCTATCTTATTTGTGGATATGTTCTGGATACTCAAATCAAACTGGTATGACCCACACTTATGTAGTTTCTGGTGAAGATGTGCAAGCATTGTATGTATCATTAACAGTAACAGATAGTGGTACACCACCTCTGAGCAATACATTTAGCAGAACGATTACTTTCCCAACCGTTTCTGGCATACAGTGGAAGACTATATTTGCCGCTACAGCAACCGAAGTTTGGGTTACTGACAATGGTGGAGCGGGTTGGTATCATAGGGAGTTATATTAAATGGCAACAGTAATTTGGTTTATAGATGCACCTAAGAATGATACAGCAGGTGGCTACCTTATGTATAAGGAGCACGATGTTGATGTAGAAGCAGTCTACACATCCAATAGTGCCTTTTATCTTGGCTTCAAATGTCAGAAGAACTGGTTTTTCCCTCTAGATTTGATTTCTGACCACTATGAAGCTTATTCATACCATTCTTACCTTAAATTCAAGTTGCCTACAACCGCAAGTGGTACACTAACTAAGGCTGAATTGATAATTAGACTTGGTAACGCTGGCATGATTATGAATGTTAATCCTATTTACATGGATATTGACATTTACCACAGAGAAGTGTACAATGCTTCGGAATTCCCTTGGGCTACTCTCAACGATGATGATTATCCTTCTGGAAGTTGGCACAACGATGGTACAAAGATAGAGAACTTTTATCAGATGTGGGCAGATTTCTTGGTTGACGGTCCACATTGGTTACCTGCCGTTGAAGTAACAACTGGCGTTGCTGAGGCAATCAGTAATGGATGGGAATGGGCGGCATTCCTATTGACACCTAACTATTCTACACCTCTTGACTGGGATTATGATGAGAGACCTACTGCATATAACCAAGAGATGTGGCTTGGATTTTTCGGTGCTGTTAATCCTTATTGGGTAGACAAACCTGATTCAGACTATCCATATACTTCTGCACCTGCATGTCCTTGGTTAAAACTAACCTACTCTGGTGGTACAACTCAGTACGTCCCAGGTGAAGATGTTACCGAAGCTGGCGAAGGTTCTGCAATAAAGTGTGTTGCCGCAGACCCTAAAGCACAGATGGCAATCATCGGGTGTGAATCTGGTAGTTTGTGGTATACTTGGAGCGGTGGTAGACAGTACAGTAAGATGTATGAAGCTGACTCTTCAATTACTGCTGTATACACAGACCATGTTCGTAATTTCTTGGATTACCCAGGTGATGAAATATCCTGGTTTGGAACAGTAAGCGGTAAGTTATATAGAAGTTTGAACTCATTGTCAACATTCAGTTTGATGACTACTTTTGGTGGTTCAATTGTTGAAATAAGAGGTAGTCATTTAACATCTGATAAGGTTGTTGTTGGTATCAATGGTAGTGACGGAACACATGGTTACATATATACTACTGTAAATGGTGGTACAAGTTGGAGACTAGCTAAGACCGCAAACGCACCTTTTACTGGCATGTTTGTTCGTGGTGACGAAATACAAACAGTATTTAGTGGTGCTGTATCTAGAAGTCCTAACTGGGGTGTAACGTGGTATGATATGATTGGTGACTCATCAACATTTATAGATGTTGGTTTTGACATCCTAAACAATCAGAATATAGTGGTTGGTGGTAGTGATGGACAACTATACATATTCTCTGGTGCTGTTGGTGAAGCATATCATCTAAAACCAGGTGCTACTGTATCTGGTATTGTTACACAAATAGACACCGACTGGGAATCACAGGTTGCCGTTATTGCTACAAATGCTAGATTATACAAAACGACAAGTTGGGGTAGTGATGTGCTTGAATTGCTCAATCAACCTATCATTGACGTTGCTATTGGTGGTAATGCTCTTGCTATTTATGAACTACCTGACGTTAGTGGCTACGCATTGATGCCTAATGGTGATTATAGTGTATCATGGTCGTGTTGTATTGATAGTGTTGGTTGCGGTCAGCCAGGTCCAGCATATAGTTATATTGATGACGATGGCACAGACGATAGGTATTTGCACTCTATAGATGGACCACCTTGGAGTGATTGGCATAATGCTATATTCTATCACGAAACATTGGTAGCTAGTGGTTATGATGTAGAATTTATTGTTAACAAGGTTTGTCACCGAGACCCAGGTGGTGGAGCGAGTATGCGGTGGATTATACGTTATGGTGGAACTAACTATTATCATAGTGCCGGTACAAGTAGCGAATCATATGCCTCAGTTATAAACCCTGCTACCTCTACTAAATGGACTGTTGCCTCATTCAATAGTGCTCTACTTGGATTTAGCGAGATGAGTTCATCTGTACCTTATGGTTATATGCACCTTGACTCTTTTACTTTCCGAGCATTCGTCAAAAAGAGTGAATTCTTGATGATGGGTAGTGCTCCCGTAAACAGGGGTGGTGGTCTTGGTAAAACTTTTGTAAACACAGCAGACCCATCAGATATGAATGGTTATGTCAATTATGTGGAGTTCTATGTACAGAACACATGTAACGTGTCAATTGGTACTTGTTACCAAGTAAGTACAAACCACTACACTGTTCGTGACTACAGGTCATTAGGTTCTTTTGCTCCAGGTCTGCATAAGATATATGTTGCTCTTGAGGTTAAGGTTGGAGATTTTTTGACAATAAGTGGTAATATATCAATATCTACGTCATTTAATACTGGTAACGTTTCTACTTCCACTTCTGCCATACCTTATACAAATGAACTTTTTGTGGCGAACTCATATGTAGCATCTTTCATTGGTGTGGGGTATAGATAATGCCTATTACTAAGCGTGAAGCAAAAGAAATTGTAGATTGGGTAGTAAGTGAACTACACAGAAAAGGTTTCTTATATCTTACTGATGGTAAGGTTGACTTATCTAAAGTAAGAGTGGGAACTATATCTGGTACTGCCTCTTTGGGTGGACGTATTTCTGATGGTGCTATTTGGAATAGGCACGTAGCTGAAGACGCCGACATACGAGGAACTAAGGTAAGAATTGCTACCACAAGTGAGAGGGGTACTGTTGAACTTGCTGAAGACCTAGAGATTGCTTCTAGTAAAGCTGTTCAAGCTAATGACGCTAGATTACATAGTATCACTGTTGCCAACGCTACAGAACACGATGCAAGATACTATTGTTTTGACTCAGAAACAGAGTTATTGACTACTAGTGGTTGGAAGCATTATCAACAATTAAACAAGGGAGAGGGGGTATTTAGTCTTAATTTATTAAATAGTGTGATAGAACAAGACCAAATAAATGGTATTTATCTATATGATTATGATGGTATCCTACAGCACTTTAATAGCGAGTCTGTTGATATTTTGGTAACACCTGACCATCGTATTGTTGGTTCTATTCATACTAAACAGAAATATTATCTTAACGGTGGTTGGAAAGTATTATCTGCTAAGGATTGGTGTGCGAAGAATACTGACATTGTTTTACCCGTAGCTGGTATCTATATTGGTGATTGTTCCCTAAATGATGACCTATTTGAGTTGCTTGGATGGTTTATAGGTGATGGCGGAATACAGTCTGAGTGTATACAATTATACCAGAAAGAGGGAATAAAATCATCTAGAATACAATATTTACTAGATAAACTAAAAATACCTTATTCTATTTATCGTGGTAAGCAGGTAAAAAATGGTTCGTATTTAACATTTAGAATCAATGTTGAAAATAGTAAGTCTTTACTACCACTATTTAAGAAAGACTTGTCAGGTATAAATATTCTACCATCAAAAGAAATATTTGATAGATTATTGTATGGACTGATTGAGTCTGATGGTTCTAGGAACAATGACACCTCATTTAGGTTTTATCAAAAAGACAGGGTGGTAGTAGATAAAGTTCAATATTTATGTACTCTGTATGGTTATGGTTCTCGTTTACATCGTGGACACCCAACCGTAGACAATGTGTTAAATATCGTCAATAGGTCTTATACCCACTTAACTCCTAAAAACTTCTCAACCGAGTACTATAAGGGTGTGGTTTGGTGCGTTAATGTCAACAATGGTACTGTTATTATCAGAAGAAATGGAAAGGTTTCTATCGTAGGTAATACCGAGGCAGAACTCAATGCTGGTCAACTTGATACTCGTTACTTTACCGAAACAGAGTTAAGCAGTCAGTGGGGCGCTGACTTAATTGGTATCTCTAATCCTTCTGGTTATTGGGTTGGTGATAGTGTACAAAACGCTCTTGATGAACTATACAAGCGTAAGTTCAAGTCTTTGTCTGACGTACCTAACGATTATGCTGGTTATGCTGGACAGGTTGTTGCTGTAAGAGCAACCGAAGACGGTCTTGAGTTTGTTATTCCAAGTGGTGGTGGTGCTTCTACGTTCCTTGGTCTTGATGACACACCTAGTTCATATGCTGGTCAACAGGGTAAAGCGGTAGTTGTTAATGCATCAGAAGATGGTGTAGAGTTCATTCTTATCAGTGGAGCGACAACGAGTGGTGGTGGTAGTGATTTCAATCCTGATAGAATGTTCAGTTTTGTACCTGAATTTCCTAACGCAATCTTATTTGCTGACGGAGTTACTAACAGTGGTACACTAATCCTTGATTATGATGAGGGACATAACTTCTATGATTGGACAACTCTGGAAGCAATGGCACAGGATTACGACATCTATTTGAAGTTCTTGATTCCACCAGACCTTAATACTATGGGTAGTGGTATCTATATCTGGAATAAATCTGACCCATCTGTTAACACTGGTGTGCGTCTTGTTGAATTTCTTGATAGTGTTGGTGCTAATCTTATTACTGATTCGTTGGCTCAAAGTAGTGCTTGGACAGAATCATTTTGGGAGCTTTCTGGTGGTACTTGGTATGTCAATACATTGGCAACATTGCACTTTAAGATGCAATCTGACCCATATTATCATGCTAGAATTGGAGAAGTAAGACTTCCTTATGTCGTAAAGCAACTTACTACTTCAGTGTTCTCATTTGTTCCAGAGTTCGATGGCTTTATTACTGAAGCGGTAACTGGTACTAACACTGGCACAATGACTGGTGTATACGATAGTGGACATAATGGATTCAAGTGGACTAACGCTGAGGTATTAACTCAGGATTATGACGTTGTAGTAAGATTCAGAATTCCACCTAACTTTACAGCGATGGGTGGTACTTTGTATATGTATAATAAGGTATCAAGTACGTTTGGTAGCACTGGCGTAAGGTTGGTTGAGCTACTTGATACAAACGGTGTTAATGTGATTACAGCTAATACCAAGAAGAATGCTACTTGGACTGAGAGTACATATGCAATTGGTGCGGGTACTTGGGAGACTGGTAAATTGGCAACATTAAGATTTAGATTGTTCGCAGATATTGGTGAATCTGCATATCTTGGTGAGGTAAGAATTACCTACACGACAGACTAGGGGTGAAATATGGCAACATTAGTTTCAGCAAAAGCAGGTAACTTTAATGATGTGGATGCGTGGCATCCATGTCCTAACGTTCTATTAACCATATCAGATAACGCAAGTTATGAGTTTAATGCAAATGGTGGTACTTTTGCCTTCACACCTGTATCTGGTTTTGATATGTTGGGTGCGTGGGTAGAAGCTTGGTATAACCAAGCACCAGTTTCAGGTATGGTATTAACTTGTTATTTGCAGGAAAATACTGGTTCTTGGGTTAACAGAGCGTCTGGAACATACACAATAACTGATGAAGGTTACGGTGCGGGTATTTATTTTGAATTCTCTAGTGCATATCCTGTAACCGCCGCCGCCGTATGGAGACTTGCCTTCACTTCCAGTGCTGGAACTTATTATCTTGGTGTTACACAAACCACTGATAACTACCTAAGATATGCTATGGTTGCCGCCCACTATCAGACACCTGCAACTGGTGATACATTACTGATTGCTCATGCTGTTGATATTAACGATGATTTTAGTGCCGTAAACATCAACCACCTCAGAATTGGTAGGTTGGGTGCTATTGATTTTGCAACTAATGCCAACAGTTACCTACAAGCACTTGGTGCGGCAAGTTACAGTATGGGTGGTGATATTATACTTGGTCAAGAAGGAAGTCCAGTAGCGTCTGGTTATACTGCAACTCTTGATATTGCTGGATTAACTCATAGAAGTTATAGTACATCAAGAATTATTGCCGAAGGTGAGAAGAGATGGACTAGCTTTAAGTCAAAACTAGCAACTGCCGCAGGTGGCACGTCATCTGTACTGGATGATGATACTAATTGGTTGGTTGGTGAAGAAATTCTGTTCTGCCCTACTGGTGACGTAGGCGCAAGTTCTGCTTCTCCTACAGAAGATTATGAGACATTGACTTCTGTGTCTGGTTACACAATTGGTCACACCGCAATATCATATGGACACTATGCGGCTGGTGATTTTAAGGGAACGGTTGTTAATTTAACCAGAAATACTAGGATTATCAGGTCTTCTGGTGGTGTTTGCAACATTGCTACTAGCTATGGTAGATGGTCACACATTGACTTATACTGTTGTGAACTAAAGTTAGCGGCATTTACTGCTGAAGTTTCATATACTGTCAATTTTGAAGAGGTTTCCATAAAAGCAGGTGACCAAAACCTATATGTATCACAAACTTGGTCAGGTGATGCTATTACGTATACGAAGAATTGCGTCTTCTGTAACTTCCTTTTGGGTTATTTTGGTGGTTATCACTGGACATCTGATACTGTAATATATGCAGACGGAAGTACAACTTCAGACCCAGGTGCTTATTTTTTGTTTTACTATCATAGTATATTCACACACTGTGTAGTGGCTGGAATATATCGTAACACTCGTTTATATTTCAACGGTTGTGATGATTTTTCCGACAATGAGTTCATCGTTTGTGATTCATATAGTGCATCATACCCATCCTTCCAATTATTTGGCTATGTGGGTGTGGAAGCTGTAAACTGCAAGTGGTGGAAGAATAATTACCACTTGTTCTACTTTGATGCAAACACTAATACAGGCATAATGACATTCGATAATTGTAAGTTTGCGGGAAATGGTGCTACTGGCTATGCTGATTTCTTTAACTCACTGGCTTCAACATACAACGGTATGATTATCTTCAAGAATAACTGTGACTTTGAAGGATGGACAGGTAGAACATGTGCTCACGCATTCTATGGTTCATTTGGTAACCTGTTAATTGGTAGTGGTACTAAGTTTGGTTATACTACGCCTTATACTGATAGATACTTCAGATTCCTTATTGGTTCTAAGGTTAACATGCACGATATTTGGGCATCAAACTTAGCTATTTACAATGATGGTCTAAACCTTGGTATCGAGGATTACGTAGCAATACAAGGAGCTAATGGCGACCCTAATTACATTATTTGTTACAGTAATTACGGTTCAAAAATTACGAGAGATTATGAGGTATATTATGGTGAATCAGGTCATTCTATAAAGCTTACACCTGCTGTTGGTTACCATAAATTAGCTTTTGCATTGCTACGCTTCTGGATACCATGTACAGCAAATGAAAAGGTTACAGTCCAGTTCAGATGCAGAAAATCTGCACCTATATTCTATGCTGGTGTATACACTGACACAGTTAATCCTACTGTAACATTGAGAAGCTTAGATGAGTTTGATGACGTGGTTACTACAATGGATGCGGCAGATACTAACTGGAACTTAATTACTGTTGAAGGAACACCAACCAGAGATGGTAGTCTAATTCTTGATATTTGGCACGCAGACTATAATGGTAGACCTATTAACATTGACGCATTTGAGGTAACTTATGGCTAAAGTTATCAACGTAATGGATTTGATTAGATTCGGTAAACCCGAACAGGTTATTACCGATGGTCAAAGTCATTCTTCCGTTAGTGCTGATGTGACTGAGTTTGGTATGCCAATGGATATGTTGTATGGTGACCCAAGCGAAAGTGAATCAGTGGAGTCTACGTGGTGGGATAGTGCTTATAAATATAGACGCAAACTAGACATTTATCCAGTTGTTTCAGGTGTGTCTGTTCCATCTGGTTCTGTTGTAATAGCACATGTTGATGTGGCAACCTTATATGCTCAAAGTAAATGCTTGGCAAACTACGATGACATCAGAATAGTTAGATATAATGCTGGTTGGGAAGAGTTACCAAGAGATTATCTAAATGTGGTGTCTCATCCTAGTTTGACTACGACAAGTAGTAAGTTTCTGTTCAAAACAAATAATGCAATTGCAGTTAGAGACGAGAGTTATTACTTGTATTACGGTAACCCTAGTGCTGGTGTTCCAGCCAGTGGAGTGGTATCAACTTGGGATTATCAGGATGATTTCGATGATGCCGCAATTGGTGCTGATTGGACAACCTCTGGTACTGGTGCATTTACCGAAACTGGTGGTTATTTACAGATACAGCATACTTCTATAGTATATGCTACTAATGGTGGTTGGGATGATTGCCCTGTTATTTACAAAGCTATTTCTGATGAAGAGATAATGTTAGAAACTAAGATTACTACAGAAAGCACACAGAACCATCAAGGTGGTATATTCGTATCAGACGGTACGAGACAGAATGCTATATTATTCGGTTTGAGAGATACTAGCAATACGTTGTATGTGCAGGGTTCTTACATAGTATTTAATAAATTGGTGGATTCTGGTACTCTTGCAGGTGCGGTTAACTATTACTATAGGTTGTACATAACTAGGGGTGGTGGCATCATGGTGTGGTATAGCACCAATGGTACTGCTTGGACATTGTATGGTGCGTGGAATGTTAAGTTTGATATAAAGTGGGTAGGTTTGTTTGTACGTAACACCACATCTACTAATAACAACTACCAGAGATTCGAATACTTCTACATGACCAACCGCAGTCTTGCTTCTGCTATTGATGAAGAAGCACCACAATATGGTAGAAGAATGAGAGGCAGGAAAGGTTTTAAGAACGGTTCACTTGTTCCATTCAACCAGTTCTAGCGAGGTGGGGAAATATGTTGAGGTTTAGTGGTACGATGACAAGACAAACAGAAATAATTGATGTTGTAGAGCTAACACCAAACGAGGTGGTAGCGAAGGTCAATGCCGCAAGCAATCAAATCACTAGGGATGATGCTGTTACCGCCGACACCGTATCTGGATGGTCTGACGTTATACATGAGATAAGAGATTCTTGGAAGCAGAAACCAGACAAGGAAAGAGGTGTCATTTTCAGCGAACCTACCAGTGGTCACATGGTTGTTTGTGCAATAAACAGAAAGAACACAGGTGATTATGAGTTTATATATGACGACCAACCTGTAGTATAGACCTGTCACCTAAAAGGGGCGGAATATGGCAAGGGATGACGAAAATAAGGTATTGAATACCGTCCGTAGCCCCGAAGACGCTGAAGGTCATAAAGTTGCATTAAAGTATGTCTTCAATCCAGAGAAGAAAAAGTTTTATCCTGACAGTGGAGACTTGTATTCAGCAGAACCACAAGTACACCGCCAAAATGTAACTTCAGTGGACAGTGAAGACCCACCGTTGAGTGCTGGTATTGAGTGTGAGGGTTTTAGAAGATGCATGTTTGACATCATTGTTCAGGGGACTAATATAACTACATTGAAAGTTAGACTACTTAAATGGAACACGAAAGCTAACTCTTGGTTTCCTAATGGTGTGAGTGTAAAGTTGAACGATGCAGAAGGATTCTTAGCATCAGGTGGCAAAGTAAGTTTGATAGAAGATGAAGCATTCGGGGCTACGATTTTTTTGAAAGTATCGGAATTTATCGGAGACGCTTTCAACATGGCAATTTATTGTGTCTTGTGTTAGGGCGTTGACAGAATTTGCCTTTCATGGTATAATGGCTGTATAAATTGAGAAAAGGTAAGGTTCTGGCGGGCGTTGACAAAATCGAAAAAGTATGCTATAATGACTAAAGAAGATAAAAAATGCCACGAAACTTGGGGCTTGACAACAGCCAAAAAGTGTGGTAATATAAATAATAAGGAGAGTCTAAAAAAATGAGTGAATTTGGTAAGACTGTGGACGAAAGCAATAGACCGAAGACAAAGGGTAAGGGTAGTTCCGATTACGTGAAGATTGGTAGTGACCATCAGACGGTAATCAGAGTGTTGGATGCAAAACCAGAAGTGGTTTGGTCACACTTTGTTCCGAAGGGACACCACCAGTTTCCTAAAGCAAATGCTGGTAAGGGAATGAGCTTTACTTGTCCTGGGTTTGAGACCTGTCCGATTTGTGCTTGGAACAAAGAGCAGAGAAAGAAAGACGAAAAGACTAAGGATGTTCTGAACGCAAGAAAATTGTACACCTTTAACGTTCTGGACAGAACTTCTGTAACTACCTGTCCTAGTTGTGGTGCGGAACATTACGAAGCTAATAATGCTTATCCAAGTGAATGTGAGTGCGGTACTGACCTCACCCCTGTTGAGGCAAAAGCACGTAACAAGATTCAAATCATGCAGAAGGGTAAGAGGATTGTAGACCAGTTCAAGTCATTCGAGGAAGAGCCAGAGCTTGGCGACCTCAGAGGATACGACATCAAACTGGATACAAGAGGAAAGGGTAGCGAGTCAATGACTACTTGCGTTCCCAAGCAGAAGAGCAAGATTGACATGAAGAAAGTTGTTGGTGAGGATTGGGAAGCCAAACTCTACAACATCAAAGAGATTGTCGCACCGCTCCCTGCTGAAGCCATAAAGAGAATCCTTGCTGGTGAGGACTTCTATACAGTTCTTGGCAAGGGTAAAGACGAAACAAAGACGGCTACAAGTTAATATAGCGATGGAGCGGTAGGGCATCGGCTTTGCCGCTCCATTCTTTATGGGGAACGGAATGGTAGCAACATTAGATGAAAACAATCAGAGTCGGAGTTGGTGGTACAATCAACTTAATTTAAGTGATGATTGGAACTCAATGCCACTAGCAGAACGTACAATCCTGTCAAAGAAGTTACAAAGAGCTTTGTTGGATTTGACGCAACTTAATATGACCCAAAAGGAAATGGATGACCTTCTTATTAAGTTTGACCAGTCTACGGTGTGGGATGCTATTTTGGCATTGGATAACTTGGCAGGTAAAGAAGGTAAGACACGTTGGGAATTGCTGGCTTACTTAAAGAAGACAGCAGATGGCATGTGGAAAGCCCAACATCCAAGTAGACAGATAACGTGGCAACGTAAAGATAAAGAACCTGTCAACAAAAAGGAAAGATTACCTGCTGATTGGGAGAATGTAGAGAGGAATGACCCGACTAAATTCAATAAGAAGTTTTGTCGAGTCTGTAAACGTAAACTTAGAGTAAACAACACAACTGGTGTTTGTTCTAAGTGTCAGAGTCATGGAAATGGGAAGGACGACAGTGAACATTAGTATGAAGGTGGTGGACGACCTCAAAATTCGTTCACGCAAGACAGACGAAATACTTGGTGTTTGTCCAGTCTGCGATTGCAAAGATGCCAACTTCAATACTAATAAACTTACTTGGAGATGCTGGCATTGTAATGCATCTGGTAGGATTATTCCTGATGAGGGATATGTATTCAAGGAAGTAGAAGAACCATCTTTGGACATTCCAGAGGTTAGAAAATTATACTTGTCTCTCGCACAGAAATATCACAGTAAACTAACGCAACCTGTTCTGGAATATCTAAAAGGAAGAGGATTAACACAACAGACAATTGATAATTTTTTGTTGGGGTTTTGTCCTACTGATTTCTTTGATGATTATTCAAATAGGTTAGCAGAAGATTCGGGAATTCTATACCAGAACTATCCAGTATTGACAAACAGAGTGACTATCCCATACGTAGCAAACGGTGAAGTGACTGATTTGCGTGGTAGGATAGTTAATAGTGTATATACATATAAGGACGGCACTCCAACATATTCTAGTCTTAGTGGTAATCACAGAACTAGGGGAGCTACGTTCTTGTTCAACTATGATGTCATAGGCAAGAGTAATCGGGTAATACTTACTGAAGGTGAGTTCAAAGCAATTGTAGGTTATCAACATGGATTTCCTGTGGTAGCAATGCCAGGTATTCATGGATGGCAAAAAGAATGGGCAATTCTGTTCAAGGATAAAGAATTGATTCTTGCACCAGACAGTGATGGTTTTGGTGGCAGTCATTCACCCGCTTATCAGATGGTCAACATGATTGCAAAAGACGTACCAAACGCTAAGGTAGCCATTCTCAGATTGATTAAGAGAACTGAAAAGGAAGATATTGACTCAATGATTGTGGGTGGTGGTATCAAGACGTTTGAAAGAGCGATTGCGGGAGCACTTCCAGTAGATGTTTGGCTAAGACAAGAGGAAAGAAAAGGATATGGTAGAAAAAGACAATAAAGATATTGACGCAATCGAAACTGAACTAGAAACAGTCAGTGAGAATGCTGGTGGTTCTCAGGACGTTATTGAGGCTGAGGACGAAGAGACAAAGATTCCTATATCTTATGATAGTGCGGAAGAAGCTCTTCTTAGCATGTTTGTGTGGGATGCTGATATTGCTACACTAATTGCTCAGAGCGGTCTACGAGATAACCATTTCTTGAAGAGAAAGAACAAGTTATTGTTCCCTGTTCTTATGGACACCAGATTAAAGAGTGGTGCTTGCACATTCGATATTGTGGCTGATGCTTGTGAAAAGGAAACTCTACCAGATGGACAATCCTTACTTGATGAAATCGGCGGAATGCAAGACCTTACAAAAACAATCAATTCATGTCCAGAAGTCATTGACTTGAAGGTTGCTCAAGCGTATATTGATATTGTTATGGAACAGTACAAACTGTCCAGAATCAAAGAGAATATGCGTTGGATATTAAGTCAGAAGAAGTTTGATGATAACAAGATTATCGAAAAACTCTCTATGGCACAACAAATATTGACAGAGAACCTTAATAGGTCTGGACTGACTGGATTAGATGAGTTGCTCGTTGAGTCATATGACAGGTTCAAGGAAAGGAAAGCCAATCCAGAAATCTACGAAGGAATTAAGACTGGATTTTATTGGATAGACAAGTTCAAGGCAATCGGAAAAAAGAGAGTGTGCGTGTTGGGTGCTCGTACCAACATTGGTAAGAGTATTTTTGTTGGTAACGTAGTAACTCATATGATAACGCATGACACTAAAACACTTGTGTTCACACCAGAGATGGACAGAGAAACATACGTTGACAGAATGCTGTGTGCTCATGCTGGTATTGACATAGACAGATGGAAAGCGGCAATCATTGATAACAAAGAATTGGACATAATATCTGCGGCTAGAACAGGGTTGATAGAGAAAGCGGCACGTAATCTGTTTATCGAGGACAAAGGTTCTCAGACCTGTAGTTTCATCTTGAACAGTGTTAAACGTCACATGCTTAACCATAAGGTTGATGTGGTGGTAGTTGATTACTTACAGAAGATGAAGTATTATGGTGATAATACCAAGAGAGCTATTACAGACATTATGGAACGGTTCTGTTCTTTTGCAAAGGACAACAACATATCCTTCATCGTAGTAAGTCAGCTAAGACGTAGCGAAGACCCTGAACCTCAGATGAATGAGTTGAAGGAAAGTGGTGACATCGAGAACTTTGCGGATAGTGTAATCCTGCTTCACCGTAGTAGTACATTCAAGATGGGTGAACGTAACAAAGGTTGGTATAAGATTGAGAAGAATAGACAGGGAAGATTGAGTGACCATGTTGCGTTAAAGTATGATGAAAACATCTTGAAGTTCACTGAAGTTGATATTCCAGACGAGAATGCTGAAAGTAAGGATAGTTACTTTAATGAAACTGTCGCTGACGAAGACCAAGGAAAGTAAATGACTAAAAAAGGCAAAGATTTTGAAAGAGAGACAGCCGCACTACCTGGCAAAAGAGTTGTAGGTAAGCACACTGTTGATATTGGCAGAAGAGTTCCCTATTCTGGTATCTACGGAACTATAAGTGGACAGGCAGATAATGCGGGTGATGTCCATTGGAATCTACCTTGGTTTAATCACGGTAAAGGTGTTCAGGTAGAGTGCAAGCACGGATATGATGATGCTAAGAAGGGAACGATGTGTCCTACCTGTGGTAAGAAGTTGGACAAACCTATAGAGAACCAGAAATCAATGACTATCTATCGTGAGTGGTTTGATAAGCATATGGCACAGGGTGAAGACCTAGATTTTTATCCCCTGTTTGCAATGAAATTTAAGTTCGCTAAAGAAAGCAAGTTTATGGTGATTCCATTTAGTGCAATGGCTAAAATGCTGAAAGATATGGAAGATTGTTGGCTTGAACTGGAAGAGTTGCGAAATGAGCAAAAGAAGCAAAGAGCGGCAAAATCTCACTGATGAATTAGAACTAACTGAATATGATATAAATATCAGTAGAATACTCAAGAAAACATCCAAAAACAAGCAAAAATTAAAGGAAGCAAAAAGGTGGCGTAGTAAGACCTATCGCCAAAGGAAACAGGGTAGATTTATATTCAGGAGAGGAACGAGTAGTGGAGATAATTAACGCATCGGTTACCATAGAAGACCCAATTGACGAGTTGGCAATTCTCACCAAACTTGAGAAAGCTGGTAGAACAGCATACAAGTCAGAGGATAGGATTACGAAAGGTTCGGCGGAGAAATTCATTCGTGGTATTATTAAGTCAGGACATGGTAGCGTTCTGGAACATGTATACCTCACAGTGAAATTCATTGTTGATAGAGGTGTGACCCACGAATTAGTCAGACATAGGATAGCATCCTATACACAGGAATCAACCAGATATTGTAACTATAGTAAGAAAGGTGTCGTGTTCATTCGACCACCTTGGGATTTCACCGAATCAGACCTCGATTTTCTAGAGTTGGTTGAGAAACAATACAACAAGAAAATTGCTGAAGGTCAGACACCACAGCAAGCGAGAGCGTATCTTCCCAACTGTTTGAAGACTGAAATAGTTACTACAATGAACATTCGGGAGTGGAGACATGTTCTTGGTTTGAGAACGAAACCAGATTGTCATCCACAAATGAGAGAAATAATGAGTATGCTTCTAGCAGAGTTCAAGCAGAAGCTACCAGTTTTGTTTGAGGACATATAATATGGAGAATAACCCATGAGCGTGAGAGTTACTAAAGCTTTACGTGAAGCGAAGAAACAAATTGAGCAAGCGAATTATCCTAATGTCACAGGTGTAGGCATAGGGTACAAGAGAATAGACGGAAAATCTACTAAAGAGCTTGTTGTGGTTGTTTTTGTTAATAGAAAACTAGGTAAGAAAGACCTATCTATTGATTCGGTTATACCAAAGGAAGTTGTCACGACAGATGGCAACATACAGACAGATGTAGTTCAGAGTGGTGAGTTTGCAGTAGCTCGTTTAGACGGTTTACTCACAGAATTATGTGAGAGGAAAAGACCCATCGCTCCAGGTTATTCTGTAGGACATCCAGATGTAAGTGCTGGTACTATAGGTTTAATCGTAAAAAAACCACAGACGGCAAGCTTTGCATACTAAGTAATAACCATGTTTTGGCTAATATAAATCGAGCCAAAATTGGTGACCCTATCAGACAACCTGGCTGTTATGACAAAGGAACAGAAAAGGATATTGTTGCCCATTTGGATAGTTTCTACCCGATACACATTATAAAACGTGGTAGACGCAATCTACTTGGTGAGAATCGCAACCTGTGTGATTGTGCTATTGCAACTATAGATGAAGGAATTAAATTTTCTGAGATGGTTGAAAATATAGGAAAACCGACTGGTACTATAAACGGAAGACTTGGTATGAAGGTTCGTAAACTAGGACGAACTACAGGATACACCGAAGGAGAAATAATCGCAGTATCAACTACGGTTAAACTCAAAGTCGGTTCAGGGGTTGCCGTCTTTTCTGACCAATTAGTTGCTAGTAAAATGTGTGAAGAAGGAGATTCAGGTGCGGCTGTGTTTGATAGAGGGACAAAAGTAGTCGGTTTGCTTTTTGCAAGTGGACATGAGGTTTCCCTGATAAACAAAGTAACAAACATATTTGACGCACTGAAGATTGAGTTACCTTGAAAAATCGTTTCTATAAACTATTTACCAAAGAAGAAATACCTAACAGTAATGAAAGAAGAGCCGTAAACTGCTTCTATGCTGACATGGTTAAATGCAATGAACGCATAGAGAAGAGATGCAAGAGAGAACTTTATGGCTTATGGATTAACTGCCCAAAACAAACTGGTAAAAGATACAAAGGAGAAGAGGTTAAATAATGATTGATTGGACTTTTGATAAGTCAAAGCGACTAACAGAACTTGTCTGTGACCCTGAAAGGTACAGTGAGAGTAAAATCGCTGAGATTATGACGGATGAATTTGGTGAGGACTTTACTAGGGATGCTGTTCATAATAAAATTACACGTCTAGATGCTAGGTCGCTTCTGGATAGACCAATAACAGACATAATGCCATACTATACAAAGTATAAGGACATTATTCAAAGTGATGATGCTGTCGAGAAAAGGTTTGAGATAAAACCAAATCAGATGGTTGTGGAGATTCCAAAAGAGAACCTAAAGATTCTTCATCTTGGTGACCCACATATTCCGTTCCAGCATGATGAGCAAATACAAACCGCAATGAATCGTAATGCATCTGCGGATATTGTAGTGACAACCGAGGTAATGGATTGTTATTCCATATCACGGTTCAATAAGAACTTGAGCATTCCTTTCGAAGTCGAGGTAGATAATACGGTTAGATACTTCGAAACATTGAGCGAGAACTTCCCATTGACTATTGTT